GGTGTGGTCCAACATATTCTGTCTGCACCGTTACCATATATCTTTCTGGATTCGTATGAGCTTATGGATTGAACTAACTTACTTAGTTCTTCTAACTCTTCATTTGATTTATCTTTCTTTATGTACAATTCCTTTTGACGTAGAATTATTTCAGTGTATTCTTTACCAGCAGGTTCTCCATCAGGAGAGAACTTCTTGTACTTACCTATTTCAAAAGAGGCTAGTCGTTGTAGATAAGCCATGGTATTTAGTGGACCAGGGCATACCTTGTCTATTGCTTTGATAAGAATCTTTGCAAATTTATTACAGTCGTCTTGAGTAATATCATAGGCTGTATGATAGTCCTCTGCTTTACAATCGAAGAACATATTCTCTGCTATCTTACCTGCACCTGCTGAGTAAGCTCGAGTCATTGAGCCTCTCTTTGTAATGCCTTTACGTATATGTTTCATAGGCATTGAGCTTAGTATAGCACGCAGACGTTCATCACTAGTTAATTTTATTAATTCCTTAGCTGTCTGCACATAGAAGTCTTTAGGTATTTTTATTGGAATCAAGCCAACAAGATCTCCTGTCTGCTGATCTTTAGATATAGAACCAAGATGCTGCCAACCATTATTACTACCATCAATTGGTATAGGTAAGTGAGTCATATGTAATCTATGATCCTTCTTAGCCTCATGATAGTCATACCATTCAATGCAGCAAGCAAGAAATGATACCGTCTTTTCACATGGTACAAAAGAAGCAGTGCGTCCTAAGTCTACTATCCAATCCATGTTATTGTTTACCCAGTTGACGCGGTCCTCAAGTGTCATCTTATCTACTGAGATATCATCTAATTCTTCTGACTTAAGGTAAGCTTTATAGTCTTGCTCAACCCACTCAGGCATATCGTCTATCTTGTAGCTCTCATTATAACTAACAGCAGTGTGTACTGCTAACCAAAACAAACCATCGTCTGTCATAGGTTTACCACGTGCAAACTTTAACATACCTCTGGATAAGTCAGAGCCTTGGAAGTTTAAGAAAGGTTCTATGTAGTATACTCTACCTCTGTAGTCAGCATCTACGTATTGATAAAACACATCTTCATTTTCTAATAGCTTAGCTTTAGACATAATGAATTTCCATTCCATAGTTTTACTACGGCGCTTCATTTCCTTTGCATCGTTATCTTTATATGGTTCTTCTCTTAAGAACGTTGACTTGTTATTTACTAGTGCCTCATAAACTCTTCTATTAATACGCCAACCAGACTGCTGCAGCTTGTTCATTGCAGTTATGTAAGGTTGTTTTAAGTCTAGTTTTTCATCCTTAAGTTTATTCTTTATAACTAAATGCCTATCTCTTTGTACCATACTATGAATTGATTTTGGTATAGTAGTAATGGTAGCAGTTAGATTTATTCTTGTGGTTGCCTCATGTAAGTCGGCTAGTTCAATCCACTTAGGAGTAGCAGACATTATGTGACTACTATCTCTTATTCTTGGGTAGTATAAGTCTACATACCCACAGTTGTAGAAAGCTTCAACAAACAAATCACCTAGCCTTAGCTCCATAGACCACGGTACTTTGTCTCGCTTAAGTACTCGGTGAATGTGCTGTCCTATTTTAAAGGATGTGTTTGTTAACTGTGACGTTCCTGCTGGACTATCACTAGTATCTTTTGTAAATAATATCTGTATTGTTTGCAATGCAATGTTTACAAACAGATCCATATCTTCTTGATATGTCTTGTGTAACTTTAAGAGTACACCTCCAGAATTAGCCTTAGGATTATTAACATTTATCTTATTGACCTTATCTATTAAGTACTCCGTCACCTGATCTATTGGTTTCAACGGCAAGTCCTCTTTCTTTTAAAAATTGTAGCGCGTAGCTATCATACATCTCGTTGTATACTACTCTAATAATTCCTGCTTGTAGTATAAGTTTAGAGCACTCCATACAGGGTGAGTGCGTAGTATATATTGTTGCTCCATCAGAGCCACCACCTGTCTTTGCTAACTTCATTAGTGCGTTAGCTTCTGAGTGGATTACTTCTAGTTTAGTTTCTTGGAATGAGTTCCTTGTCATGTTGTCCATGCCTGCTGGCATGCCGTTCCATCCTTGAGAAAGCACCTGCCCACTACGGACTATGATACTTCCTACTTTTATTCTTGTATCGAAAGATAGCTCACTAAATATATGAGCCACCTTCATGTATGCCTTATCATACCTATGCTGGTTCAAAGTTAAAGTCTCCTACTTTAGATAACCTTGTAGTATTTATATCGTAAGTTGCTGAACCAGCGTTACCTGTTAAGCCTGTAAACCTAGACTTTAATACTCTGAAAGTTATTGTATTACGTTCACCAACATCGTCTGCTACTAGATTTCTAGCAAAGCTAATAATATCGAATGATATCTGTTTGATAGAGCCTGAGCCTTTGATGTCATCGATTGAAGCAAGCTTACCTTCTTCGAAACTCTTAGTACCACCTTGTGCTTTACGTAGGTGAGAGATCAAGCCGAGCCATACATTATGCTTCTTGACTACCTTAAGTAGATCAGACATCATCTTGTCTATAGCTTCGTTGCCTGATAATCCTTCTGTACCTTCTGATACAGCGATAGTTATATGATCGAGCACAAGATACTTACATCCCATGAGAGCCATGTACTCTATTTTATCGATGAGACTTGAGTCGCCAACAGATCCTTGATGGTCGAGCAGCACAAGCCTTTCATCTCCGAATACCTTATCAAATCCTTTTCTAATCTCTTCGTCGTTGAGAGTAGTTGTATCCATGACAGATCTTCGTAGTTCCATTGATATGAATTTCTCTGCAGTATCACCGACAGATTCTTCAAGTGATATAAGTCCGACCTTATCTGCTGTCTTATCAAGTAGATCAAGAACGATTTCCTTAATGACAGTAGACTTACCAGAGCCAGTACCTGAAGTGAACAAAGTAATTTCGCCATGTCTTATTCCTTTCAATTTCTCGTTGAGTCCATCAAGACAGTCAGGATATGGTATTGATTCTGTACTTTGTCTTGCTTTGAACTCACTCCATATATCCTCACCTACTACTATGCCTGCAGGAGACCATGTCTGTGCATCCCAGATGGCTCGTAGTATGGCGCTTGGGCCTTGAGATTGTAGAACTTCACATGGATCTTTACCCTTGAGGGCAGCGATCTTAACCTTGCCTGCACCTATGATCTTAGCGCATAGCTCGAGTGATTTCTTACCAGCCTCATCGTTATCTAACATCAGTATAACAGTTTCAAACTGGTTAACCCATTCTCTCTGATCAAGCAGAGCTCTAGTACCTGTTGCAGATGGCAACGAAACTACAGGAAATATTCTATCTTTATAGTGAGATGTGAATGCTTCGGCTACAGCCATACAATCTAGCTCACCTTCGGTTATCACAAGAGTTTTAGTACCAACTGCTTGAGCTTGACCGAATAGTTCTGTCTTCTTAAAGTCTCCGTGTGTACGGAAATCTTTAGGTAGTATTCTTTCTTTGTAAGCAACTACTTCACCATCCTTAGTATAAGGATAGAAGTGCGAAGCAGGCTTACCATCAGAGTTAACTGACATCTTTACGTTAAAGTAATCTACTACGTACTGTGATATCTTACGTGAAGATATTGGGTAGCTCTTGTACGTAGCTATATCTTCAATAAATGTGAATGCTGATTCACTATCTTCTTCTATTTCCATATGTTCTTCTTTCTGTTTGCTTGTGTATTGGCATGAGAAGCAGTAAGCTCCGTCATCGTATATAGTATAAGCGTCCGATGAGTTACAATGCGGACAGCTAGTTTGTACATAAGCCATTTAATTCCATCTTTCTTCTCTATGTAATCTTCCCATACGCCTTTGTTTAGACGCATCAAGTTTATTACGTATCCTATTTTGTTTCTTTTGCTTAGTACTTTCGTACTCTTCAAGCTCCGTTATAGGGGGTGACTCTGATTCTGAGAAACTCTTCTCCCTTGCTAACGATTTCTTTATGTAGTTCGACATAGTATACCTTGTTATCATTAAACTTCTCAAAGATACCTTGATACGTATCTAAGATAGGTTTTATTACGTTATCAATGTCAGCTCCTCTATTAGATAAGCCAGCATTTACAGTGAATGAGACCTGATCAACATCAAACGGCCAATCAGTTCCCATTAGATCATCACGTATCTCGTTCTGATACGTAACATATTCAGGACTCTTGAATGTCCTCTTGCCCCTTGCTCCGAACATTTTGTTCGCTGATAGCGGCTTGATCTTGAATGTGTTGTCTAATTTCTTCATATTCCTTCCATGATTTTAACATAGTTAATAGGCGTCGACTTACATCAGGATGTCCTGCATTGTGGTACCTCCACTCTTGCTCAACTCTATCTTGACGCTTATCCATTGGTACATTTTCAAGGATCTTCTTAGCTTTCACTGGTCCGACACCTTTAATACCTGGAATGTTATCAGTACTGTCACCTATTAAACATTGTAAGTTTAAGTTCAGATCAGCCTCGTCATCATCAACAAACCTATGTATTTTCTTGTTGAAGTTGTAATGATTACCTGGTATTTGAAGTAGATCCTTATCTATACCTA